AAGAACAAGACAGTTGATCTGAAGTCCGTCAGGGTCGGCGTCGGCAGATATAATTACTCTCTCATATCTTGACTTAGAAGCATCGCACTGAGCTCCAATACCGCAACCGATACTATTTGCAATATCACAAATCTCTTTATTTTGAATTACTTCCTTAAGGTCCTTATAGGTAGTATTAAGAATCTTACCTCGGATAGGAAGCACTGCCTGGGTTGCCTTATCTCTAACGTAAAGATACGGGCCCATTGCAGAATCGCCCTCTACGATAAAGAGCTCAGTGCCGTCTCTTTTCTTGGACGTACATTCAACTAACTTAGAAACAACGGAACGGCGTCTAATATTATCACCGGAATCTTCGTTGATTTTAATTAATGAAGAAATTTCCTTACGAGAAAGCAAGGCGTTTTGTGCTATACGATACTCCTCAAAGCGCTTTAAAAGCTGCTGTGCGACCTCAATGTTGTTAGTAAGGTATTTTGTTAGGCTCTTGCTAAAGGCGTCCATAAGGCTATCAAAATAAGCCTTATTAACTACCAATTTCTCCTTCGTCTGTGAAGAAAACTCAGGATGTGAAATAAATACAGCACAAATACCGCGAAGGCCAACTAAATAGTCAGAAGGCTTTAGGTCTACTACAGGACGAAGATTCTTATACTTATTAATTAAAGCTTCCCAAGTAGCTGTAACAGTCTTAGAAAGACACTGAACATGAGTACCGCCGAGGTAGTTAGCAAGAAGATTAGTATAACCAAAATATCTATCTTTTGTATCTGAAGTATATCTGAGTGCTACCTTCATCGACTCACCAAGGTCATTAGTAACCTCAACAGTAGGAATATCTACATAAGTAGCAACCTTAGAATCTTCCTCTTTGATCAAATCAAAAATTGTACAATTAGTATCTTGCTCCTCACTATCAATAATGCAGCGTGCTCTAAAACCAAGAGCCGAGGCAATTTTACAACGACTAAGAATAAAATCACGAGGAATTTTAACAGAGTGGAAGTATTTCTTGTTTGGAATAAAAGAAGCAGAAGTTCCTGAATGCTCCTGAGTTTTTCCTCTCTTTAGTTCTACGTCTGCAGACCCATGAGTAGTTGCTTCTACATATTTACCGCTGCGTCTAGTTCTTATAGTAAAAGTTTCAGAAAGCGCGTTAGTAACTGTCATACCAACGCCATTAAGACCTGCTGAGTAGTTATAAGAATTATTATCAAATTTACCACCGGAGTTAGCAATAGTCATAAGGACTTCGACAACTTCTTTTTCCTCGCCATTGTCAAGTTTCTTAAGGCCATGTGGGATCCCTCTACCAAAATCGTAGACCGTATATCTATTTTCTTTCGTATCAACATCAACTACTAACTCAGTAGAGTGCCCAGCACTTACTTCATCCATAGCATTATCAAACATCTCTGAGAAAAGTGATCTCGGGTCGTTAGCTTCACCGATATACATACCAGATCTCAGCTGGATGTGTTCAATATCATTTAAAACTTTAATATTATCAGAAGTATATTGTTTAGACATTATTTTACTCCTTTTATCATTTTACTTTTATATTATACAATATCTTTTTTTAAAATTTAAGAAAAAAAATAAGGCCGCCTATTGGCAGACCTTATTAGCTTATTAATATAATTTTACTGCACATTAATTCTTCTGCTATGCATTAACTCATATAGGGCGTTTCTATCCGACATAGGAATTACTCGAAGCTTATTCATTGCTGGAAGAACGTCACTGTGTACATAGTCATTGCCGCCAAGATCTTCATAGTCCTTAACTAACTCAAAGAAAGAATGATGCTCCATCTCAGTCCAAGCTTTCATAGGATTCATAGCGTCGTCAGTAAATAGACGATATTCTTGCAAAATCTTTTGTCTAAGTGCATTTTTCTCACGTTTTTCTAAGCGGTCAAGACGTTCGTTTAGAACATGCTGGTTATCTGCAACGCCCCTTTGAATTGCTTCACAAGCACTAAGAATCTCACGGTCTGTTGTTTGTAACTGTGTCTGAATTTGAAGACTTTGTGCACGATATGACGGCAGAGCATCTACTGCAGCTTGAAGTGCTGCAAGTCTAGCATCTCTTACTTGGTCATCCTTATGACGCGTTTCCTCTTTTTCTGCAGCTTCACGTCTAAGCGAGGCTATTTCTGCCTGAAGCGCTTCCTCCTTCGCAGCCTGAGCCGCGGCCTCTTCAGCCTTTTGTTTTTTAATTTCTTTAGGCAGTGCAACTAATTTATTAAAAAGAAAAGTAACTGTGAGCGTTACTACTAAAGTAACAGCAGTAAGTATTATAGTTGATAACCATTCTGGCATTATAAGTGGTACTCCTAACTAAATTCGTAATGTTATAATCATTAAATTTAGCAAATAATTTAGAGTACTTTATTAAATTAACAAATTATTAATTTTTATAATTTATACGTGAAATTTGTAGCTGATAGAATCCATCTGATTTTTGCTGAATAGAAATAACTGGGACTTTATAATACTCACCGTCTTCAAGTTTCTGTCGAATGTCTTCAGCTTCAACAGTGCCAGCTGAAAGAGCTGTTATACCAGCATTGTCTGCTACTATACTCGCAGGACTTGTTTCGGGGTCGTAATTCGGATTATCTGGGTTACTTGCTGGGTTAGTTACTACAAGTACACCTGTTATTAATGCATTATCTAATGTTGCTTTGGTTGGGTCATCATTTTTAACGACAAGTTCACCGGTTACAGTAGTCTTCTCAGCGATTTCAGCTTCTTTGACAGTAGCTTTCCCCTCAACGGTAAGATCACTTTGCATCAAAGTATTGCCAGCAACAACGACAGAGTCTTCTGTATCTCCATGCATAATTTTTGGGAGCCTTGCTGGTTCATGAATTTTCCAAATTGGTTTACCATTTTCATCAAGTGCTGTTGTCTCTAAGAGGCATAACGATACCGCTGTCTGATTATTCTTAGTATTAGTAGCACTATCATATGTTTTAAATTCAGTACTGCCTGTCAGAGGTGTAGCAGAAAAAGATAGCCCAGAAAAATAAAAATTACCTATGTCTGCAGCAGCTGTTTCGTCGGCTACCAAATCAAGGGCAGTCTCAGGCTTTTCTGAGACATCTCCAGACTGATTACGCAAAATTCCAGTATAGTACTCGGTGAAACCTGAAAATAAGTGAACATCCTCGATTAAAATATTAGCGTAAAGATGAGTTGCCTCAGGCAGTTCTTTGTTGTCAGTCGTCAGGGCATTAAATAGTGCAGTGCCAAAAGCATTTTCAGAAGCATAACCGCTGTCTAGCGTGATAGTAAATAAATATCCAGCAAGTGAGATTGTTAAAGTATTTTCATCCCAATCTTTTAAATACGTTTGGGTAAAACCATTTAAACTAGAATGCTTTCTATTGTTTGCTTCTGTATTTAAGCGTGCTTCTGGGTCAAATGGAATTCTATATTTCTCTTTGTCGCCAGTATCATTTTCGATATCGGTACTACGTCTACGTCCACAAGGATATGCTTGAACATTTAAACTATTTAAAAATGTTAGTACAATGTCGTTACTCTTAGCGTCACTGCCGACGTGTGTTTCAATAAACATAAATAGCTCTCCTCCTAAATTTTATTCTGTGGTATCTATTTTTTCAGTAGTTACATTTGAAAAACTCAATTCCCAGTCTACTACTAAAGACGAATTAACAAGAGCATTTTTAGTTAAGTTTAACTCACAAAATGCTGCATAATTCCACGGCTCATCGATAGATGCGCCGTCAGTAAATAACCCAATACCAAAACCATCAAAATTATTTATACTACTAAGCATGTCTTTTGAAATTATAAAGCTGTATCTTGCAACGCTCGTAGTATTGGTTTCGCTCTTATAAACTTTTTCTGGTTTTGTTAATAAATGAATAAAGTCAGTCAAACTTGTAAAGCCATTCATGGCTGACTCATCTCGTTTTAATAGCATAATTTTAGAAGGCATTGAGGCTTTTGCTACTGTAAAGTCTCCAATGAGGCAATCAGCTAAAAAATTAAACAGAGGATTGCCGCCAGTATTATGTATCTGGGCTATTTTAACTTTCTTGGACCCGATATACTGTGAAAGAGTAACTACTCCAGTATATTTAAGCGTATTTACCGCTCTATTTTTCATATAGTAAATCTCCTTATTTTAACATTAAAGCCTCCGTGGACAGCTTGCCGTGCGTATACTACGCACGGCAATAACTAATCCAGTTTCGCCAGTTTTTATACTTTGGTTTCAATTCAGGTTATTCCACATCTGTTGCTATGTCATTAGTAGTATTCACAGAATTCTGCGGTGGGTCACCAAGAGCCGTAGCCAATGTAGGTATCACGCTATTGTCTAACAAACCGACATTTAGATCGTTTACATCAGAATTTCTGTAATTAGAGAACACCGGTTCTGATGCTGTAGGAGTAAACATGTTAGCAAGACCAGTGCTTACTTGGTTATCAACATCCCAGTCAAGGTCTGGTTGCCACTCTGCTAGCGCAGTGTCGTGATAATGAATTTTAGTAGAAATATTACCAGGCACTTGATTTGTTTTTCTAATACGGTAAGTCATGCCTGCAGGCAAAATGTAGCCTAATAAGTCTGTAAACAATGATACATCAACAAGGTTTTCAGGAAGTACTACTTCAAGTTCACCGCCAGCAACTTTGGTAATGTTAAAACTTCCGACCGCACCAGATGCAGCTATAAGAGCATTTCCAGCCACTCTTATGGCAGTTTCTGTACCTTTATACTTAAGTATTCTTGGTAAAACAGCTACTAAAGCTGCAAGCTGCTTTTGGTCATAATTGCGCTTTACTTTAAAGCCAAGAGTCATTGCCAGTAATTCCGTAAGCTTCGTATTATTACCAGCATTTGGTAGGTCATATAGGTCATCGACATTGTGCTTAACGGAGTTAAGCACAATGTCTATTAACCAGCTCATGTACTGGAAATCTCTTGACGCACTAGTATAAACAGAAGGTACTTGCTCATAAAATCTAATCATGAAGTTTTACCTCCTTAGTTAATGCGGGACGAACGAGCGATCTGAATACCCTTTGTTAAGTAATTAATATCTAGCTTAGAAGTAACAAAACTGTTATTTACGTTATTGATATCATAGTTAAGGGCAGGGTTCATTAAAGTATTCAGCCACAAATCACTCTCAGTAAAGTCTATTGCTACATTGGATTCTACCGGGACATTATAGTAGAAGTCGCGGTCTTTGTCCATTCTACGGATTTCACTTAATAGCTGTTCCTCTAATTTTAAAGTGCGGTATGCGTCTTTAAAATATTCAGGAATATTTGGTTGACCAAAAAGCGCTGCCTTATCTAAAAGCGTCATTAGTATTATATTAATGTCGCCTTCAACACCATCAGAATCAAGGTCAATTTCGTTGCCGAGAGCGTCAAGCCATTTACCGTTCACACTTTTAACGTTAGTATTCAGCTCATCGTACTTTACCTCTTCACTGTTTAACAGCAAGTCAAAGAGCTTGCATTTCTTTACGGCAGCAATTTTATGCAAAGTTAGTAAAATATACTTAATACCATTTTCATTGTTGCCAAAGACTAGCTTTTCATATGGTGTTGCCAATAAAGCATTTTCTAAAGAATCGCGATTGGTTAAGCTATTAAGCCATTCTTCAAATTCAGCTCGCTTAGCCAAATCTAAAATATTTAGTACATTTTCAACGGCGCTGCGCTTGCCGTTAAGTGCAGCAAGTATACTGTTTAGTGCACCATTAAAATCTGTCGAAGGGTCTTTACTCTCTACATCCGCTGCCGCTAGTAAGGACTCAGACTGCGTGGAAATAAAACTCTTTAGCTCAGTATAAAAACTATCATTCTTAATTTCTGAGTTCTTTTCTTCACACAATAAGATATTTGGGCACAATAGCGATGCGCTTATATCCACTAGTTGTGTATCTAATTGAATTTCCTTGTCCAACTCATCAATTAACTTTTTAATTAGTCTGCTCTTTTCAGATGCTTTTGGCTTATCTTGCAATGCGGTAATTATGCTGTAAATAACTTCATTACTTTCATTAATATTGCTCATTGCATAAGTTAACTCTGGAGACAAGTCTATAAGCTTGCTAATGTCTTCGATTAGCTCATTACGTGCTTTGCTTTGTTTTGTTTCTAGTTCAAGATCTTTAGCTGAGCTATATAATGCCTGGAAGGCTTGTACATTAGCTGCATTTACAAGTAATTCGCGATTACCAAATGGGTTACTAAACTCGTCAATAGAAGTTGAATCGTCGCTCTTAAGTGCTCTATTATAGACCTGCGAATAAAGTTGGTCAACACCCGTAATAAGTGACTGTCTCATACGCTTAGGCCAAACATAAAGTACGGACTCTTCACCAAAAGGCAATTCTGTATAGTCTTTACAATTTGTAAACGCTTCTACCAAGGTTATGTTAGCAGATCTAGCGTTAGTGATACTATCAAGCTGTGTTGCAAGTGCTTTGACTTGGCTATCTTGTGTGCTTTTAAGATTATCTATAATAGCAGTATAGCTAGTATTTGACTCTGTGATAATCGTTTCAATATTAGTTAAAATACTGCTGACACGATTATCCTTGCGTGCACTAATACTACTCTGTATGTTTTTAATACTATTAATAATATTACTATCTACGGCATCAGTACCAATTTTATTGCGCACTGTGTCTAATAGCAAATCAATGTCTTTAACAAGTTTAGTATCTTCTGCAGTTAACAGTGTTTTTAACTCATTAATTAAATATGATAACTCTTTATATGATACACGATCCGCTGCAGACTCTACTTCAAATATCAAAGTGTTAATATCAAAGCTGTCTGCTTCAATGCGTAACTCCTGTAGTTTATTAGCTACCTCAGAGTACGATACTGGAGAGCTTTGAGCCAGCTGAAGGGCCTCCGCAACAAGTGAGCTCAGAGCGTCATTGCTTGTAGTAACTAAAGACTTTACTTGGGCTAACAGTTCTGCCTGCTTAGCTGTGTGTAGCTTATCTAAAGCTTCGACCAGCTTATCAGAGTACTCTGCACTAGCAACACTATCAAAGCTTTCGGCAATAAGATCTAACTGCTTACCATATTCAGCATTAATATTTGCTAAGCTTGCTAACTTAAGGTCTGCAGTAAGAACAGCATCAGTTGGCTCGGCATAGGTTTCAAAATCATAAAGCACATGTTCTTTTGGTAAACCATTAAAACTTTCCGCATTTTTAATGGCAACCTCTCTAAGGCTTCCTAGCTTAGCGAGTAACTCTTGTTTAGAGGTTTCCACAGTTGCCAAGTTATTAAGTAAATTAGCTAGTTCCTGTTCAAGATTACTAATATTTTCATTATTAGTCAAAGCATCTTTTAAAGCAATTTCAGTAGCTAGATCGTCATAAACAGTCTTAAATTTCAAGAATAACTCAGCAAGGTTTGTTTCATCTTTTTCATATATTAAGTCGGCATCAGTTTCTTTGTATAAAGCATCAATTTCAGCTATTGCGGCTTCTATGATTGAAAGCAATTTTTCTACTTTTGGCTTTGTTTCAATAAGTTCTTTCCAAGAAGCTGAAAATTCTTTATTCAACTCCTGTTCGCAGTCAGCTATTTCTGCTAGTGCTTTCTCGGTACACTCAGACTTAAGCTGCTTACGTACACGCATATCGAAAACATTAAAAGTGCTTGTATCATCGTCAATTTCTAAATAGCCTAATTGAGTAAGATTAAGCCCTTGTGTTGCTTGTATTTTCTTCTCACCGTCTTTAACATACTCTACAGGAACTGAATCAACAAGTCTTAGATCGTCAAAATACAGAATACCGGTAGAATTCTCTGATGCCTTAATAAAGAGATCACAAGTGGAACTGATTCGGATGCAGTTAAGCCCAGAGGCCAGTTGAAGCTTTCCGTCCTCAGCAGTCTTAGTTACATCTGTATTTAGTAAAACAACGGTATCATTAGAAGCCCCAGGTAGTAACTCTATCCAAGCTTGTGCTTCTTTTGTAGTTTCGTCATAATCGAGATATACACTAAAAATACCGTAAGTATTCGGCAATAAACTTACAGATAATTTTAATGCATTATCATAATGTGCATTATCATAATCCGTTTTATTTACAGCAATGTCGGTAAGTGTAACATGACTCCAAAGCTCATTATAATTTTTAGTAACTACTGGTTTGTTTGTTGTCCATGTGGTGATATCAGTAGTTTCTGTTTTCTGATAAGGTACCACAGACCCCGGCTCTGTTTGGAGTATTGCTGGAGCACTATCTGAAAAAACTTTTAGTTCAAAACTTTTCAGCTTTTCTTGGTTTGTGTATAGCTCTGAAATCTTTACTTTGCCATTACTTGCTTGACAAGTTAAGTTTGTTTTAAAAGATAGCGGATGTAGCTCATCCATTGCTTTTAATTGTGTATCATCATCAATACTAACACCGCTGGCAGAAGTTTTTCTCAAAGTTATGCTCGTTTCTACCTTGCCAGTGTGTAAAGTTTGTGTGGTACTAGGCGATACATTTAATGCTAGAACACTACAAGCTTCCCAACCGCAGCCTTTTGTGGAAGATTCTGCAAGATTAATTGTTGGCAGTTTTGTTTCTTCTTCTGCACCGACAGGCACATAAGCAACCTTATCACAATATTGCCACTGCTCGTCAAGACAGTTATTTGGTCCGACAATAGTTAAGGTTTTCAAAGTATCTCCAGGTCCTAATGTTACATATTGATACTCTTGGAAACTGATGCTGTCATTATTTGTAAAAGTAATAGGATACCACGGTATTTCCTGAATACCGGAATCAAAAATTGTAGCTATATCAATTATCTCTAGTTCAGGGATTACCGTTTTACCTGTAAGCGTAACTTCGGTTCCGGAAGTAAAGTATGCAAATTCTGCTTTATCTTTATCGGTATAAAAGATATACTCACCATCTTTTAGTGTGTAAGAGTTATTTTTTCGTTCACCACCAGCAAGCTCAGCAATCTCGAGTTCTGGACAATTATTAAAATTTTTATACACAAAAACGGTGGGAGAATCAGAGAAAGAGTCTCTATTTAGTTCTACTTTTGCGTACTCTCTTACTTCAACTTGCTCGTTGGCCCCAAAGCTAAACATGGGTATCCCAGCACCATCTATTCCGCTAAAGTTTACCATTTTATGAGACGTTCTGCCGCTAACTGCAGAAGAGTCTTTTAAGCCTTCTTCAAAACCGTTTGGTCTGATAATAGCACCAGGTCCAAGGATTTCTTTGACTGACTCACCTGTTTTAGTAGTAACCCCATCTTCCGCCGTTGACGAAGGAGTATATTCAATATAAAGATACTCACCGTCGCGAAGCATATATTCCTCATTATTACTAATGGCGCTAGCTTTTTTATTACGGCCTAAGTCCTCTGCGACATAAATACCGTGTAAAGTAGACCTGAAACTACCCAGTAGCCCAAAGTAACTACTGGTAAATGGCATTAGCTTAGAAGTATTCTGAAGAATATATTTACCAGGTTCATAGCCTTCTCCGTAAGCTCGCCACAAATAAACATCATTTTCTGATTTTGGCAAAAATCCAAATAATGATTCACCATTTTGCTTGACAAATTCCTCCCAACCAGACAGGGTGCTGGCATCAAAAGGCACATACTCAAACTCATAAGATATAGTCCAGGCTTGGTCTAATACAGCTAAATCTTTTAAAATACCATCTACATATGCCTGAATGTTATCGATGGCGCTAGAGCTGGTAATAAAAGAAGAACCGTCTGTCAAGGTAATAGTTAGACCAGGTCTACCTTCCCTGTTGACGCCATCACGCCACTGAAGTTCAGAGTTCATCTCTTCGCCGCTATCTGCCCACGTAAGTACAGGACTGCCATTATTAAGCAATTTAACACAACCGCTGCTACTTAAAACTTTTGACAGGTCTACTGCGCTCTCACCGGACGGGTTTTCTATCTCAATACTACTTTGGTTAGCTTTAGAAATCTTTTTAGTTAAAGTAAACTTCTTTTTATAGGCTGTACCATTAAAATGCTGCATTACATCTTCCCATTTTAACCCATCATTTAGAAGTGTAAAAAGTGTAGATGCCTTAGCAGGTGCCGCCGTCATTTCTTCATCTTTAGCCAAAGCTAGGTGATAATTTACGTAAGCCGGGTATGTTTTGTCGGTAATAAAGTTTGGCGCCCTAAATTTTATAAACTCGCCGGCGGATAGCGTTACGTCAGAAACCTGCGCGCTTGTAACTGTTACGGTATTTTCCGGATTATTTGGGTCTTCTACTTCAGCAGTATCCGCTTTGACTACGCAGCTGGCAATAAGCTCCGTTATGTTATTATCATTTGCATCTTTAGTAAGAATATTATCAGCGTATTCTTTTGGCGTATAAGTTTTTTTATAAATAGGGTTACCTTCTGGTACATACTGACCAGTGTAAATATTTATATTATCCGTCCAAATGGTGAAAGGATTTTCAGATGTAGGAATAGCAAGGTTATCTGGCTTTGTATCTAAAATGTCAGTAACACGGTAAGCACTATCAGAAAAACTAGTAGTAAAAGTATTATTATACTTAAATAGTGGGACTCTACCAGCAAGTACATTTCTGACAGCTAATCTATTATAAATCTCTTTAGCTTTCTTGGTGTTAAAAGTACCATCAGAAAAAGTACCGTCTGAATTCTTCTGTCTGTCAAAGCGACCGGAAGCATCAGCCTCCTCTACAGAAAGCCAATCAGAGGCTACTGCGTATTCTCTTAAAACAGGATTACCTGCTTTGTCATTGCCCTCAAATACGGAGTAAGTGGTGTATAGAGCAGGCTCATTAAGTGATACTACCTTAATTCTTGGGTCAGCTTTTTCGATAACTTCTAAAATACTATCAAACGGAATTTCTTCACCAAAATCTAACTCACGCATATTAAAAGCATTCGCAAGAGCAATCTTGATAGTCTCTGTTAATAACAAACCTTCTTCTGTAGTTATTTTTGAGTTTGTACCAATAATAGCATTTAATCGTAAGTAATTATTAATACTAACAATATCGTGCTCTCGAGGCTGAACAATATTGTGTGCAATTGTTTTAATTCTGGCTGTGTCTAACCTGCTACTTACCTCATTAAAGCCTTTTGAACTATACCTAAATGAAGAATCATAGACTTCCTGAATATCTCTCACATTGCCTTTAATTTGTGTATATGATTTAAAAGGATAAAGCACAAGATCGAAATGGTCTATTGCTGGCTCTTTTTGTACTACTCTAGTTATAGTAGTGGTCTTTTTACCATCAATGTATTCAGGTTCGCCTTCCGTTTCCTCAACTACCGTATTTACGATTAAAGGCATTTCTTTATAGAAAATACCAGCGTCATCACAGCTGCAGATGGTAACAGCTCTATTTAAATCGTTTCTAATGTCTGTTACTAGAATATTTGACACTACTGGCTTACCAGTATTATCAGTCATTGTATAAATCTTATTCATGTAGTCTCTACAAGTAACAAGAGTTTCAAAGGTACCGATAGTCTTTTTAAAATTATTATACGCCTGTTTAATTGTTTCAACATTCGCACCGGTAGTTGCAGCAAAAGCGTTTTCAACACTAAAACTTTCAGCCGATACTTTATCCCAGTTTTTACCGTTTGGTTTTTCCAACTGTGTAAGCGTTCTGGGTGAAACATTTCCGTTAGCACCGCTAGTTCTTGCATAATAAACAAAAATACCGTCATTTATTAGCTCACTATAGTCTGCTGGAAACTCTATATATGGACGGCGGTCATAGGAATCATAGCCAAACTTAAATACACGAGATCCGCGTGCCTGAATGTTTAAGTTATCAACTTTTTCCCAAGGAGTACCGTCTTTCAGTTTGCCCACAATATCGCCACTAAAAACGTTGTAAACAAAAATACCGTTTTCTGCAATCTGCGACTCAGGTAGATAAAATCTATTATTCTCAGAAATCTGTGAAGCAGTAATTACATTGTTATCTGTAGTGCCTTCGCATTTAACAATTTGGCCCTCCATGCAAGTAAGCGTTACAGAAGGAGACAGATTGGAAATATATCTATCTTCCTGATTAGTAGTAAAATAACTAATATCTTTATCATTATTCGTTATAACGGTAAACTTTGGTATTACTAGGTTGCCGTGAGTTGCCATTACCGCATCTTCCTCTGCGGATGGGTCAGAGTTATGGTACTTGATTGTGACCTCTGTCTCAGCGGAACGATAATATTTGATGCTATAACCAAGCATATCGCAAAGCTTACGCATAGAGTCCTCTTGCGCAGCAGTAGGCATAAATGCTTCCAGAGTGTTTTTATCAATATTGTAATTTAATTTATCTGCAATACCTGCTAAAGCTTTAAGTATAACTATACCGGGGTCGCTCTCATTTGTACTTGTCGGATCCCAGCGTTCAGACAGCTTACCAGCAACTTCTAATAGCTCATTCCAGATCTGTACAAAGTCTTTTTTGGTTGGAGATAGACTTAATGCAGTAATTTCATTTTTTGTAAGCATTTTTACATTCCCTTTCTTTTATGCTATTTGTCGTGTTTCGTCAAATAATAATAAATTAAAAGTATTATGTGTATAATCAATTTGATTAGTGCCAGAAAAACGGCAGTAAAGTCTGCCCTTTAAATTATCAGGTACTATATCAACTGAGCTTCTTTTTATTTTAATTTGTGGCAGAAAAATAGCAATTTGAGTATAGATTGTATCGAGTAGCATATCTTTTAAAACATAGCTATTTTGATTAAACATATAATGTTTCAATAAGATACCAAAATAAGGGTCACATATTAACTCCCCGCGTTCTGACTGCAACAGTAATAGAGCATTTTGTTTCGTTGCTTTATTATATTCGTCCTCACGCCAAATTTGTGAGCTATTTGACCTAAACATTTTTGGAAATTTATATGAACGCATTTTGCTCCTCCCGCTATTTAAATATTTGGATAAACTTTATCAGATGGCACCTTTAAATAACAACGTGTGCTGTTTTTTGTGCACTCGTGTCCACAAATTTTACATTCAGCACCCTCATCTTGGTATTTAAAAGGTTCTGAAATAGTAGACGTATCATCAAGGTCTCCGTCGTCTATCTCAACATTTTCTGAACGAAGTTGCCACTGTGTCCAGTTTTTAAAGCATCTAAAGTGGTCTTCTAGCTGTGTTAAGTTACTTTTAGTTAGTTGCTCTAACCATCTTATATAATCAGCCAGGTTTTTAGGCGTCTTAAGATTAACATAATCTCCCTGTATACTAGGAGGGAATGAAAAAGCGGTAGACGCAGGCAAAACTGCATCAGAGTTTACTTTGAGTGAGTTAAAAACGCCGCCGCCTCCGCGAATATTTCCCTCAACTTCAGCGCCTATAAATAGTTTACCTAGTATAATGGGCCTTTCCATTGCATTTTCTTCAAAAGCTATAAATACCCTATCGCCTACGGCTAAATTGTTAAACACACCAGGAGCAATATTAACTAACGCTTCCGCTTCGACCGGGCCCGTGCTAGATGCCGTCTCGAATAACGGTATTCTAACTATACAGCGCGTGCCTGTAGCATTTATAGACTGTACAATAGCCTTAGTAATCAAAGCAATACCTCCTAATATAAGTTTATTATCAAATAATTTAGCAAATAGATTTAATAAAAATATAAAGTTAGTGCCACTCATCTTGATATGTGTAGTCTAACTTTATAGTATTTAGCGATATATTTCAGCAGCTAGCTATTGCCTAATGCTCTTACTCACCATCTTCGGGATAGCTTGTGCGCGGTAACGAAAGCCCGTACTCTTTCTTACAGGCTAAACAAACATCGCCACTTGCCGAGTAGCGGCCACACGCAGGGCAAAGCTCGTCTGCCGCATAAAACATTTCAGACAGCTTTGATACTTTTTTATCTACTGATATTTTAATATATTTATCCATTATAGCTGTTCTCCTTTTACTGTATCTTTAATATATTATACAATATATAAAAAGAAAGTTAGTTTCTAATAACTAACTTTCTTTTTGCCTTTACTTATTTTCTTTTTATCTACCAAATCATGTCAGTCAATACACAAGGTATAACCCTTGGCATCAGGCATATTATTCTCGATAAATTTATTAATATCGTGGATATACACGGGCTTACCTGCAAGATAGTTGTCACCGTAACCTACAATATCAAGACCCACAATACCGTATCTGTAGGCACGCTCTCTCATTGCTTCAGGGTCCTTACACACTACAATGCCGCCTTCTGCCTTAGCTCTCTCAAGAAGAGCTCTTGTCTTACCTGTTCCCTTTTCGCTGCTAATAATAAACATTTAAGCAGTCTCCTTATTTAAAAAATTATCTTCAATAACTAAAACACTTACTTTTCCGGTATGTGCTGTACATTTATCAATACTAATGATTTTCCAATCTTCGTTTCTGTAAATATCCCAGCAGGCATTTTCACCAAATTCGCTAAGCTCTCCGTCACTACTAATTAAGTGTCCCAAAGAACAATGCCAATGCCCGAAAACGATAGTTTTACCAGTCTTATTCATGCCGTCCTGAGCCTTAAAGAAAGGATTGCCCCACATAGCCTCTTCCCACTCGGATCTCGTTGCCTCACGCCAGTCTTCTTTGTATTCATAATACTTACTAAGCTTATCAATAGTGTCTATATTAATAGTAGGAATCCAGCTGTGTACAAATATATAATTCTCAGTCTCAAAATAATTTATAAGTGAAGCTCGATAAGCAGCTGTTCTATTCCAAGTATTTTCACAACACTTATCAAAAGGGTAACCTTCTCCTGCACCACCAATATCATTAATCGTACGAGTAGTACCATTAGAAAAGTCATGACTATACGGAAACTCTCTCCTACAAAGATCCTCAAGAAGAAGATCATGATTGCCCTTTACAAGAATCTTTCTTTCTAGTGACATAACATAATGAAGTACCTCTTCACTCTCATCGCCACGGTCAAACAAATCACCACAACTGACAAGCCAGTGTTCTGGATTATTTCTATCAAAGCCGGCGGCATCTAAAGCTTTCTTCATAGCAGAATAGTATGAATGTACGTCTGAGAGACAGAATAATTTCATCTCTTTGCCTCCGTAATAAAGGTCGCGCTCTCGTCTGCTACGTGAAGAAGCCAAGCCAAAGGACAATGCTCAAAAGCAGGCCCAATATTAGGATTATCTTCCCAAGAGCCCATATGACAGTTTATTGCAACCGCCTCTTCAGGCGTGAGCTTAATAAAGTTCTGAAGAATAAATACGGACTTACTCCCGTGTCCACCGTAATGAAGCTTCTCATTGTGAGCATACGCTTCATAAGGCTCCCACTTCCCGTTTTCGTCTTTACGATAACGGGTTTCTTTCTCATACATATTTACTTTACAAAGGTCGTGGAAAAGAGATACAATCAAAGCACTTTCAACAGAAACCTCAATTTCAGGATAAATAGTAAGAAGCTTAAATAAAGCTTCATATACATTAAGGCTGTGCTCTACAAGTCCGCCTTCGTAAGAGCCATGATACTTTGCACTCGCCGGTGCGGTAAAGAAGTCACTGCTTTCAAGCCATTCAAAAAGTTCGGCTTTTCCAGGTCTATCAATCTTAGCACAAAGCTGAATAAATTTTTCTTTATTTGTCATTAAGTACGTTCCTTTCCAAAAGGCAGTATAGCCCAGCGCTTAAGACAATCAGGGCA